GTTTGTGGCAATGTTTATTTATATAAAATGTCTCCACTAGAAGGTGCAAATGCCGGTGTGCCTTTACAGCTTTACATACTTCCTAGTCATTGGGTGCAAATAGTTTTAAAACCTAAAGCATCGATGTTGACAACTGAAAATCCTGTTGATTACTATATTTTAAAACAAGGCAATCAGTTAGTTAAATTTGAGGCCGAAAGCATAATACATATAAAACGCTCCAATCCATTCTTTGACTTTAGCGGTACGCAATTATACGGATACTCTGAATTGATGTCCGCCATTAGGAACATTAATAGTTCAAATAGCTTTATTGACGGAAATGTTAAGACATCACAAAATCAGGGAGTTTACGGGTTTATTCACGCTGGTGATGGCGGAACACCTTTAACACCAGAACAAGCGCAATCATTGAAAGACAGAATGATTGAAATGGATAATTCAGAATCAAGATTATCAAACATCGCTGGGGCAAGTGCTAAACTTGGATTTACTAGAGTTTCTTTAACAACAGATGAGTTAAAGCCTTTTGAGTTTTTAAGCAATGACAGACGCACTTTGGCCAATTGCTTGAATTGGGATGTTAACTTATTGAATGAAGATAGAGCAACAACAGGAGGCGGAGGATTCACAGACACGCTTATTGAAGCACGTAAAAGGGTAATTATAGATAATATTAAACCCGATTTAGATTTATTAGCGTCTTACTTAAACCCTCAATTTATACAGCTATTTAAAGGATATGAGAAAGCAGAAATTGAGTGGGACATTTCAGAGTTGCCCGAAATGCAAACAGATATGGAAACGATGTCTAAATGGGTAAATTCAGTTCCATTAACTTTGAATGAGAGAAGAGAGGTTTTTAACTATGAAGAAATTGACGATGAAATGATGAATGAAGTCTACATTCCTAATAACTTAGTTAACCTAAACGACCCTACTTTAAACGATTTGCAAAACAATGGATAAGCAACGTATAAGAGATGAAATAAAAGCATATAGAATAGTAAGGCGTAACGTATTGAAAATAGTTAATTCTATTCCCTTTGCTAATATGTCAAAAAGTACTTACGAGGCTTTAATTTACTCAAACGTTACTGAAACTGAAATAAAGATAATGTACAGCGAAATTTACAAAGCTATTGCACAACCTCAATACAAAAGAGCGGAACGACAAATAAAAGCCGATATTGATTTTGCAACGATTATAAATGATTGGTTAAATACAAACGCCGGAGTAAGAATAGTATCGGTACATCAAACTTTAATCGAAAGCATTATAAAAGTTATAGCCGATGGTTATGAAAATAATTTATCGGTTGCGGATATTACTAGAAACCTACAAAAAAGATTTGGTTGGTATAAAGCACAGGCTTTAAGAATTGCAAGAACAGAAACAACAACAGCTACTAATTACGCTACGTTCTTAAATGCCGAAAACTCTGATTTTGAATTGGTAAAAACTTGGATTAGCGCACAGGACAATAGAACACGTAGGCCACCTAAATCACCATTCGACCATTTAGACATGAATGGTCAAACCGTTGAATCCGAAAGACCATTTTTTGTAGGAGGCGAAGAATTGCAATATCCGGGAGACCCAAATGGAGCAAGTGGAAATACAATTAACTGTAGATGCAAAATAGTATTTACCATTAAAGAAGATGCAGATGGATTGCCAATAAGAAAAATAAAATCACTTATTTAGAATGATTATAAATAATTTAATTATATTTGCGATATGGAAGCAGAAATTAATTTTAAACAATGTTCTTTTAGTTTAAAAGATTTAGACGAAGCAAAAGGCGAGGTTTTAGCTTATGCAAATGCTTATGATAACGAAGACTCGGATGAAGACATATCTGGTTATGGTTCTTTTGAAAAAACCGTAAAAGAGAATTTTAAACGTATTCGAGTATTGAAAGACCACAATCCAACAATGATGATTGGAGTGCCTTTGATGATTGATACTAAAGACAGGTACGGACTTCTTACAAATACTAAGTTTAATATGAAAAAAGACTTAGGCAGAGATATGTTTCAAGACGTTAAGTTAATGCACGAAAACGAACTAAACGCAGAGCTTTCTATAGGTTATAAAGTAATAAAAAGAGACCCAAATAATAAAAAAATAATAACAGAATATCAATTGTTTGAATATTCTTTTTTATCAAGTTGGGCGGCTAATCCATTAGCGACAGTTCAAGGTGTTAAAAGCATTAAAAACCATTACGGAATAATGGAAATGGTACAAAAAGCATACGATTTGCCTTATTCAGACTCAAGATTAAGACAATTTGAAACATTATTAAAATCACTTACTAACGAGCCGTCAGAAACTGACACTTCAAATGAGCCGATTATTGACACGTTAAAACATTTTACAAACTCGTTAAACATTAAATAAAAATGGACGAAAAATTATTGGCCGAATTGGCAAACATTAAAAGTGGTTTAGAAACAAAAACTACTTCGGAAGTAAAAAGTGCAATCGAGGCTTTTGAAACTAAAATTACATCTGAATTTAAGGTGTCTTTTGAAAACGAATTAAAGTCTGTAAAAGAGGCTTTAGAAGCAAAATTTGCAGAACAACTTAAAACAGTACAAGATCACGCGGATAAATTGGATTTGAAACTACAGTCTAAAACAATCGAAAATGAAAATGTAGACTTTTTAGCAAAAGCGGTTCAGGACAATATCGACGCTATTAAAGTAGTTTCTAAAGACAAACCGTTCCAAACTAAAGCGGTTGCAAATATGACTACTGCCAATCTAACAGGAACAAAACCAAGAAACATTAATTTTGATGTGGTTGTGCTACCTTCTCAAATGGTAAACATTGAGGATTTAGCTGGCTTGGTTACTGCAGACACCGGAAACTATACTTTTACACGCGAAACAGGTTCGGAGGGTACAATTGGCGCACCGGGTTCTGAAGGTGGCGCAAAAGGTCAAAAAGATTACGATTTTACAGCTATTGACATTGCAACTGATTTTATCGCTGGTTATACTCGTTATTCTAAAAAAATGCGTAATAACTTAACGTATATTGTTAATACTATTCCGCAATTACTTAGACGTGATTACTACAAAGCTGAAAACAGTGCTTTCCAAACAGTTTTGGCCGCCGCCGCTACAGCATCAACAGAAGTGATTACAGGTAACACAAAAGCCGAAATGCTTATCAACGAAATTGGTAAATTACAGGATGCAGATTATGACAACACAAACTTAATCGTTGTTAAACCGACTGATTATTTAGACATTTTGAAAACTGCAAAAATGGATTTAGCTTCTGCCGTAACTTACGAAAATGGAGTATTGAGAGTTGCTGGTGTTCAAGTATTGAAAGCGTCAAGCTGGTTGCCTGCTAATAAGTACTATGTAGGTGATTGGAGCAGAGTTAACAAAGTGGTTACTGAAGGATTATCTTTAGAGTTTTCTGAAGTAGAAGGAAGTAACTTTACTACTAACAACATTACTGCCAGAATCGAGGCACAGGTTGCTTTAGCTGTTGAACAACCATTAGCGGTTATTTACGGTGACTTTACTGCGACTGCGTAAGCATTACACAACTGAAAAACTAACCCTCTTTAATCAGAGGGTTTTTTATTTCACAAGTTTTAACTCAACAGTATAGGCTTTTGTTCTATAGCCTATTTTAAAATCATTTCCATTAAAATCATTTATAACTGATTTATCCACAAAAGGCAATACTGATTCGTTTTGAATAGCTTCAATCAACGCTTCTTTAAAATACTCTTCATCTGATTTAAAGTTGTTGTCTGTTACAATAACACGTCCTAAAATGGATAAGTATTCAGGATTTTTATACTCAACATAAGTTTTGTTTCTGAATAAAATATCAATGACAATTTTAAGTTTTTGTTTCATAATTATTTATTTTTAGGTTAATTAAAATTAATAAGTAGTAAATAGGTAGAAAAACACAAAAACAATGCCCTTCAAATAATGAGTAATCTATTTTATTTTTCATAATCCTATAAATTAAAAAGAC